GCTGTGTTATTCTCTACTCTAATATAATATGTGCCTGCAATCAATGTAAAATTACAAGTCAAAGAACTAGAACTATTGTAAGTGACTGTATCTGCAGTATTTATGGCCCCAGTTGAACTAATTGCTTCAACGACCGGTGTTGCAATGAATCCGGATCCAGTAATACTAATTGATGTTTGAACGCCAGCTGATGCAGTAGTTGGACTGATACTGGATACCGTTGGAAATATTCTTCCCGTAACCGATTGACCATTGACTAATAATGAGTCTGCTGTCATCGTTGCACCTGCTGGAATGGTGACCGTATTCCCAGATGCAGCCATGGTTACTGTTCCACTTGACTCATTGATGATATTAGATCCACTACTATTTTGGATAGTGTTGTTTTTTAGAATACTTGTCACGAGTTACCTCGCTGTTGCTGGGTTATCTCCCACTAAAGGTTCTTCGGCAAATGCCATGTAGATGTAGGTTGAGCCAGAAGCATTAACTTTTGCTCCTGTTTCTCTAGCTTTAAAACCATTAGATAAAATATCTATTGGACTATCTAATTGTTCTGCAGCAGTTAAATTAGGCATTAATCTATTATTTTCTGCATTATAACCAGCTCTTTTATTATCGCAAATAAACCAATTTTCTCCAGCAGCATTTGTTTGTTTTATTATAACGAAAGCTGGTTTAAATCCTAAATAAGTAAATGTACCATCAGCATTTCCATTACCTGTGTAACTGCCAAACTTACTAAATCCTTTTTTCTCTGCGAAGCAGTAGGCGACATAGTCATAATTTCCACTTGTAATATTACCACCACCTAGTGTTATTAAAGTAGAAGTTGGTGCAGTATCATTCCAAGGTGAACTACTATCAGTAACTGCATTTGTTAGGTCTAGGTACATTAGTTTATCTTGTGGCGTTGCGTCCATCTTATGGTGATACACAGCCCAACTTTGGGTTACCTGTGTTCTGTTTTTAAGTATTATACAAGCAGGAACAGCACCCAACCCATGACCTATAGTAGCACCAGCACTACCATTACCTGTATAAGTTACAATACTAAATCCACTTGTTGTGTTTGCTGAAACTGTTGATGTGATACTTCCATCTGTGTTTGATACACCTGTTCCACCAGCTAACCAGTTCCATGATGCGTAAGTTCCACTACTTTGATTAACTCCAGCATCAGTTTCTACTGTGTAACCATCACTATCAAATGAAGTTAAAGTTGTTGATAAAGTTGATTCTGCATCAGTAGAGTTACTATGTAATTTTTTTGTTGCACCTCTAATACTATCAAATATATAATGAAACCTAATTGTATCTCTTTGTTTAATCCAAACCCAATCTGGTTGAAAACCAACTCCTGTAATAGATTGTGTTGCACCTGTACCTGTATAAAGTTTAGTATTAAAATAATCAGAAGGTTTTTTAATTGTAGTGTAAGCCATTATAAATTTAATCCTTTGGTTGATAAAGCAGTATAACCTGTTGGAACATCATATTCAAATATTCCATTACCACTTGCGTTAGTTCCTGCACTAGCTACTGCTGTAGTTCCGAAGTAGCCATTACCGAAGTTAAGACTTACAGTAGAATTATAAACAGAAAAACCAATACAATAAGTTGTTCCTCCTAATGTTAGACCACCAGTTCCAGTAGCACCACTTGTAGGGTCGCCACTATTTTGGAAAACACCATTTTTAGAAAAATATACAAACTTATTATCCATGTCTAAAGCACAACCAATAATATCTCCTGTTGTATAACTTGAACCATAAGAAGATATAGTAGCGTTACTATAAACATTACCATTATAATAATAACCTCTGCCATTAACAGAAGTTCCAACATAAGATGGTGACCATATGTTTACTAAATCCATATCTTCAACACCAAAGAACATACCAACTGCAACAAAGGTATCTACTTTCATTTCTGCATACCATTTACCTTGCGTAACAGCTATAGTTGAGCCACTTGATTTCCAAGATGCACCATTACTAACAGTAAGATTCCCATTTGAATAAGTAGTTAATGATGGTATTAAACTATTTCCTACTGAAAAAACATTTGAAGGATTATCTTCAGTATTCGTTAATGTACCACCTGCAACTGTCCAGTTATTACTATTACCAGATTGGTCAGTAACACTATTACCATTTTTTAAAATAAAGAAACCATTAGTTCCATAAGTAACTGATGGAGAAGTTTTAATTTTCCAAACACCATTGGCATCATATTCTCCAAATGCTGTAGCATCATAAGCTGTTCCATCTATAAAATTAATGTGTGACATTGAGCCTTGAAAATAATCTCCACTTTCACCGTCATATCCCATATTGTGTTCATATGAACTATTATTAACTATACCACTATAATTTTGTGGTGGATAACCACCTCCTTCTGCTGTTAGAGATTGTTGAGTCCCATTAATATATACTTTTATTCTATTTGATGCTGTTGCTTGTGTTGTATCTACTGCAACAACTATATGATACCAAGCTGAAAAATCTCTTAAAACTGCATCTGTTTGAGCCCTATAAGCTGTGCCGTTTTCTAAGTGAACATTTAGGTTATTACTACCATCTAAATATATTTTAGTATTAAGTGAAGCACTACTGTAAGCACCAAAAAACCATGCCTGTCCTATTTTATTTAATTTTACCCAACCACTCCAAGTCCAAGTTGTTGTATTTGTTGTACTTGCAGGTGTTCTTGATACATATGTATTAGCCATTAGTTAAACTGTGCGCCTCCTGTTGCACCATATGATGATGTCAAACTAAATTGTCTATCTGCTGTTTGACCTTCAGCATCGGTTGCTCTTAATGTAAATGTATATGTTGTTGCAGTGGTACTTGCACCACCGAAATCGGTTGTAGTGATTTCTCCAGTTGAACTGTTTAATGAACAGTTTGCCTGTGCTGCATTAGTTAATACATTTGTTGTCTCTGAATAGGTTATAGCAGAATCTGACGTTGCTGCAACTGTTGCAACGGTCCCTGAAAAATCTCCTGCAATCGTACCAAGATCACCTGCTGCAGTAGTCCAAGTCGGTGCATCGGATACGGTTAATACTGCTGTTGAGGATCGAACGGCTAGACCGTCATTGTTTTCAATTCTAATATAATAAGTTCCATCTGTTGTTAATGTAAAATTACAAGTTAAAGATGTTGAGTTATTAAATGTTACACTGTCTGCTGGTACAATTAAACCTGTTGTACTTTGTGCTTCAACAGTTGGGATTGATACAAAATTACTTCCTGTAATTGTAATCGATGTTTGAGCGTTAGTAATGGTATCTGGTGAAATAGATGTAAACGTTGGATTTTGTAAAGCTGTGATTGCTTCACCGTTTAATGTAATTGAATTTGATGCAGTAATACTATTTGCAGAAATGTCTCCTGCAGTAGTAATCGTGTCTCCGGCATCTCCAACAGTAAACGTGGTTCCTGTTCTAGGGGATATTTTATTTACTTTTACTTCACTCATATTATTCTACTAAATCCCATGTTTGATTTGTTTCATTCCAAGTATAAATTTGACCATCTGTAGGATAAGCAACTGGTGCTTCCCAAAGACAAGTTGTTTCGTTTAATGTCCAAGATGGATAAGGTTTAGGTGGAATAAAAGCATCTCTAGTTTGATCATATTTCCAACCTTTACCAGCATGATTTTTTCTAAATGGTGTACCACCTAATATATGTACTCCGCCTCTTGTATTATAAGAGGTTTGTTTCCAAATATCATTTGATTTATAAAAATCATTTAAAAAATCTATTCCAGCTTGTTCAGTAGTTGCAACATTGTTATTTACTACATCTACTTGAATAACTTTATTTCCTACTCCTAATTTTGCAAAATGTGCCATAATAATTACCTATGCTGTATAAGTTCCATTTCCTGTAAATTTAATAATTGTATCTGTTCCATCTGTTGTAACAGTTGGAGAACCAGTTGTTGTGCCAGAGTATTTTGCGGTTGGTACTCTTAAAATAACTATACCACTTCCTCCAGTACTACGATTAGTGTTATATCCACCACCGCCTCCGCCTCCGCCAAGACCATCTGTACCATCTCCAGGAGCTGTAAAATCTCTACCACCAGAACCACCGCCACCTAAACTTCCAGGTGTACCAGCACCAGAAGCACCAACAGTTCCAGTTCCACCACCAGCATAATAAGTATTAGTTCCAGTTATCGCATTTTGTAATCCAGTTCCACCAGCTCCACCAGCACCACCAGAACCATTACCACCAGCAGCACCAGCACCGCCGCCACCACCACCTGGATAATTTGGAGAATTAAGACCAATACCACCATCATTTCCTTGACCAGAAGTACCAGCTCCTCCACCACTAGCACCAGCAGAATAACCTCCGCCACCACCAGAGCCTCCAGCTAAACCAGCACTAGTAGTATAACCACCACCTCCGCCTCCAAAGGCTGTAATCGTTGAAATTCCATCACCTGATAAAGTACTATTTGCACCAGTGTTACCAACTACACCTTGACCGACTGCTGCACCTCCAGCACCAACTACTGCTGTATATACAGAACCTATACTAAGTGAAAGTGTGCTACTTCCATAATTAGATAACATACCTCCAGCACCGCCTCCTCCATCTCCGCCACCAGAGCCTCCTCCACCGACAATTAAATATTCTATTGGAACAGTTTGTTTATTTATAGTGGTATTTTCGTCAGTAGGTATCCAACCTTTTGTTGAGCCAGAATAAACAATTCTAATTGCTTGTCCACTAACATTAAAAACAGCATTTCCAGTTCCACCTTGAAAATTTAAACTGTTAGGATTTATTGTAACATTATTCGTTCCCCAAGTTCTTGCATAGTCTACAAATTCTATTGTATCTCCAACACTTGCTGATGCTGGAAGTGTAACAGTACAGGCATTTGAAGTCGTATCAATCCAATAACCATTACCAGCAACAGCGCTTAAAGTTGTTCCAGTAACAATTGTTGATTGCCAAGATGTACCTGTTTCAATTGTTGTAGATCCTCCTAAAGATACAGAAGATCCATTAATAGTAATAGATGAATTTGTTAATTTGTCGTTAGTAATTGAACCTGCTAATTTTGCATTTGTAACTGAACCATCAGCTAGAGTTAAAGTACCGCTAGATGCATCAAATGTTGCACCTGCTGGGATAGTAATCGTATCACCAGATTCACCAAGAGTAACCTGTGTGCCAGATTGAGGTGCTATAGTATCGACTTCTAATTTACTCATTATATAATCACCAATGTTCCTGTTACAATTTGTGTTCCAGTAATAGTTACTGGTCCTGCTAAAACTCCAGAATCTAATGTTTGATCATCAGATAGAGTTGAATTATGTGTTACCACAAATGTTGTTGCGGTCATACCTGCTGACGGTGTTCTTGATGCTGGCAAAGTACAGAATACTGTTTTTGTTCCTGCAGAAAAATTAACCAATGCATCAGAGTTTGATGAAGAAATAATAGTGTCTCTTGATAAAGTATCTGGTGTTGCGTCTGTTACCGTTCCAATACCAACTTCAAATTCATTTGTTCCATCGTTAGAGATAGCGTAGTAAGTTTGATTACCATCGCCTACACCAGAAACAAAACTCTCAAAACCAGTTTCAGCACCATCTAAATCGAACGTACCTGTCCCTGTCGTAGTAGATGTTTCTTTTACTCTATCGTTGAGTGCAAATGCCATTACTATTTCCTTATATTATTACGCGTCGCCAAGTCTAATGATCGCATTAGATGAATCAGCAGTTGGAAACTGAATAACGAAATCACCGTTAGTCGCTGTTTTTGTTCCGCCGAAATCTAAAACTAATACTGCTTCATTAGAAGTTCCTTTATAAATCAGAGCACCCACTGCTGATAACGTTACAGATGAGAAAGTTAAATCTGCAAAGTCAACGTATGCAATGTTACTTGATACTGCTACACCATTATTAGTTAAAGTATTTCCACCTGCAGTATAGTTTGTACCAGATGAAGAAACTTCATTAGTAGTTGTATAAGCAGTTGTAGAAGTACTGAAACCAGATATGTCAGTGTATAACGCAAGTTTGAAAGTTGATCCACCAGAATCAAAATCAAACACGCCACCAAGTAGGTCTGTTTTAAAAGAGTCAGGTACTATATTAGCCATTTATTATCTCCTTAGTATTTTGATGGTGATTCAGATTTAAGTGGTGTTCGAAGGGCCCCATCTTGCCATTCGTCCCGGCGTCTACGACCTTGTTGTTCGATCGCGTACGATTGTAAAGCTCTGTTAAAAGATCCTTCGTAGTATTGTAACATATCTGCAGGACCTTTCAAGTATCCATATGCTTCTACCAGAGATGCATATAAAAGTAAATCTTGATATTTATTAGAAACATAAGTACCTGCTGTATTTCCAGGGGAGTCTGTTATAGAAGCTGGTTGTTTTGTATATGCTAGTGTTATTAAATAAGTACTATCAGGAGTAGGTGCTACAACCCAATAATTAGCGTCCCAATTACCATAATATTTAGGTAATCCTGATTGTGTTCCTGGTGTATTATAATACTCTGCCATAAATGATGTATCTCTTTTTTCTAAAAATACTTGATTACCTGATGCATCAGTGAGTTGAGCATATCTTATAAATCTTAAATCAGATGGAATAGTGACATATCTATTTCCAGCTTGTAGATTTGATGTTGCATAAAATCTGTTATCATCAGAATCAGCATCTCTGTAAATTCTATTTTCAGCGTTTTTAATTATCGTATTTAAAACACTTGTAGTCAAAACTCCACTATCTACTTCAGTGTAGTTTCGAATATCATCCTGTAAATTTGTTAAAGTATATGCCATTATGGTGTTAATGTAACAGGTCCTGCTGTTACAGTCATTCCTCCTGATTTTTCTGTCACAGTAGGAGTAGCTCCTAAAGTAAACGAATATTTATCACTATTAATTTTTGTTATAGCATAACCTGATGCATTTTCAAACACTGTATATGAAATTCCACCGGGAGAACCATCAACATTTCTAAAAACTACAGTATCTGAAGTACTTCTTCCGTGCCCTGGTTCCGTAACCGTAATTGTTGTAGATCCTGATGTAATATCAAATGGATTACTAGGTAATAAACTTTCTGTAGCAGGCTCTACTCTTGCCGGTCTTGCTTTTGGTAATCCTTGTCCATCTCCTGAATATCTAGTAGGTTCTAATTGTGGTTGTTTTGGTTCAAATTCTGAAACATGTACAAAAGAACCATTCCATTCTGTAACCATTTCTTGATACGGAAATTCCATACCCGATCTATCTGAAATAGCTTTGGCATATTTACCTTTTGAAAAATTAGACATTTGGATAATAAGTTTTTGGTGTTATGAAAGAACTAGATGAAGAACCATCTTCAGTTAAAGCTCTGTTTAATTCATCTTCATATAACATTTTTAACATCTGTACTCTATCTGGTGCAAACTTAACACCTAAGTAATAAGCAAGACCTGCAATCATACAAGGTACAAATCTATAAGGTACATCTGCATCATTTGTATAGGCTCCGGCATCCTGGATTCTGTTTACATAATAGTAGTTTAAAAAGTTTCCGGCTTCACTTGAACCTGGTGTTAAATATAAAGTGATTGTAATTTTATCTATAAATCTTTGTACGAAATATTGTGTAGGTTGACCTGTAGAAGTTTTATTAGAAAGACCTTGATAAGTTGATCTATTAATTTTTGTAAGAGGTGTATCTATATTAGAAGAGTTCCTGTAGCTGGCTTCAAGAATATCATCAACACCATAAATAGCTGTTGCATCTGAGGTACCATCAGCAGTTGATCTATACATTGTATT